ATGTTTTTTAGAATCATATAAATACTCCCTTCGTATTTGTGCATAAGTTGGTGGTATGTTTGCATTAAGAAAAGCCATTACTTAATTTCACCCCAATTTTTGCCATGTTCGTAGTCAACTTTATTAGGTACTTTTAATTCCACNGCTGACTCCATTATTTCAATTATTTGTTCGGCTTTTTNATNNGATTCAACAGAGATATCCACCTCATCATGAATTTGTATGTGTGGTATTATACCATTTTCATACAAAGCTACCATACTTTTCTTTGTCATATCTGCAGCTGATCCTTGTATTAATTTGTTTAATGCTTTGTAAGTAAACGCACGTTTTAATGGTTCATCATATTCTTTTCTGGCTTGCTCTAATGGTAATGGTTTAAATATACCAAACTGTGTAGGCTGCCATAAATCAAAATGACATGCACGTCCACCTAAAGTTCTAATTTTACCTCTGTCTTCTGCCTTACGAGTTACATTGTCCATAAGTTTTTTAACAAAAGGTGCTTTAGTATGATACTGCCTAATTAATTTTTCTGCAGATTCTTTCATTAAACCTAACTCAGACATTAATTTATTTTTACCCATTCCATACATAAGTCCAAGATTAATAGTTTTTGCTTGCTTACGTTCTATGCCTGCCATGTCGGCCACGACTTGATGGAAATCAGCGTCTCCGGCGTTGTATGCTCCAACAATTTCATCAACTCCCTCTAGATTTTGCAGTTTTGCGTAATGTACTAAAATTCTAGGTTCTTGTTGTGAGTAGTCAAATGATCCCCAACTAGTATTTTCTTCTGGAATAAAAATAGATCTAATCATCGGTCCGAGCTCCGGGTGCCTCGCTGGAATCTGCTGTAAGTTTGGATTACTCATAGAGAATCTACCGGTTACAGTTCCACCTTGGTCTGATCGTATTTGATTTATGTCTGCATGGATTCTACCCTTGGCAGAATGCTTGGTAATAGAATCTATAAAAGTTGTGTGCGCTTTGTTAATCTCTCTAGCATCAGCAATCGATCGTGCTAACTCATGAGGATGGTTTTGTAAAAAGTTTTTAGTAAAGCTAGGCTCATTACTTTTTTCTGTCCTGTCATATGGTAATTTTAATTTGTCAAACGCTTTAGCGATACTTCGTGCTGCATGTATTTCTACATGAATACCTGTTAACTCTTTGATTCTATTGATGATTTTAGCTTCTCTTGCCATCAAATTTTTCTTTAATTTGTCTGCATGTTCAAGATCAACTCTTACACCTTTGAATCTCATATCAACTAAACAAGGAAATAATTTAGTCTCCAGGTTAAACACATCCATAAGTTCTTGGTTTTGTAATTCAACACTTAATCTTTGCCATAACTTTAATGTAGCTTCAGCATCTCGTTCAGCATATTCTCCTACATACATTGCAGGTAGTTTATACATTTCTGATTTAGGATTTACTGAATAACTTTTAGCTGCTTCTTGTAATACTTTTTCATCTTTACCAATACCTACATAAAATTTAGCTAACGTATTTAATGCATAAGACATTCTATTCTCATCTATCAAAGACGCTGCAATCATAGTGTCAACAATCTTACCTCTAATTTTTATACCAGCCTGTCTTAACCAACAAACATCATACATAGCATTGTGAAATATAAAGGTAGTTTTTTCTTGATTAACTAAATCTTGGACCCATTCTAAAACAAGTTTCTTGTCCATATTACCACCACCCTCATGTCCAATCGGATAATAGCCTGACCAGCCTTCTACAGCCACCGCAACGCCAGCAATGTGGCCTCTTCCTATGACATTACCTGACCCTAAAGTAGTTAGTTCTGGATCATAAGTCTCTAAGTCAATCGCAACTTCTTTGTAACCTGATAAATCTTTTAGTTCATGGGGTGCAACCCATTCAGTTTCGGGTGCAAATAACGGGATCTGTGTATTTCTCACTTGTAGTCTCTCTCCTTTACCATCTCAAGATAGTGTATTGCTTTATCTATATCTTGTATGCCACCCTTCTCTGAGTGCCTACATATATACTTTATAGCGTTGCCCTCTGCAAAAAGCAACTTATTTTTGTTAATAAATTCAGCAGGTTGAATCTTCATATACATATAATGTGATCCTCCTACTTGTTTTAGCATTGGATTTTCTTGTTCTGGTGTGTCGTCTGACATTCTATTTTTCTTCATATTATATAAGCTCGATCAAAGTTTTTAGGATCTAGTAAATGCAATTCACGCTTCGCTCTCGTCGCTCCGGTGTAGAATAATCTATGTAATTCATCCGGGTCATGACTAAACGTTTCGATCGCTGCGCCTGTAAGATCTTGTAACAATAAAACATTATCGGCTTCTCCTCCTTTCGCTCCATGTATAGTTGACATTTTAATACGAGGATTTTTATTTATCTGCTCACCATTCGCCCTCATATTACGAATATAAGTTTCCGTCATAGGATCTAAACCTTCAAAAGATTCAAACCATACGTTAGAAGTTATTAATCCATGTTGTTCTTGACATTCTTTTAATGTATACTTCGCATCCGAATGCAAAGTTTTACCTTTTTGAAACCCTACTAATACATTTGATCCAAGATACTCATAAATATTTTTAATCTCTAAATGATTTAACAACTCACCTTTACGCCATTGCTCCCAATTATTTAATGCAAGTAATAATTTTAATGATACAGAATTCATACCTTTATATTGGTAATACCATCCTTGAATTTCACATAAGTCTTTCGCATCATCTAGAAAATAGTTTGCAGAAGATAATACTAACCAGTTACCTTTACTCATATCTACCTGTGTTACATCAGAATATCTTTTTAATAATCCTATTTCATCTCTAGGTTTGTATGTTTTTTCAAATCTGTTTTGTACTTTGTTTATAATATTTTGTGATAGTTCATGGATAGGTCCACCAGGTATTCTATAAGATTGATCTAGTATTTTAATATCATTTACTTCTTCTTTTAAAGCTATGAAGTGATCTACGTCTGCTCCGGCCCATTTAAATATAGCTTGGTCATCATCACCTGCAATATAAGTCTTGCCAGCTCTGGACCAAATTTTTCTAACCATATCCCATTGCAATAATGATAAGTCTTGAGCTTCATCTATAAATAATACCTCAAATTTATTTAAAGTTTCTTTGTCAAGAAAGTCTTCTAGTAAATCTGTAAAATCTTTTAATCCTTTTTCTTTTTTAAATCTTTCTAATTCTTCAGCTAATAAAAATAATGTACTTCTTTCTATGTCTAATATATTTTTTCTAGAATCATAGTAATCTAGTAAGTCTAAACGTTTAACACGTGCTGTATTTATAATGGTTAGGTATTCATTATCAGAATTAAAAGTACCATCTTCTACAGAATAGTTAGCAGTCTTAATAGGTATGCCACATTTCTGCCCAAATTCCTTATAGTCTTCTTGCTTCATCATTTTCTCTTTAGTCATACCTAACTGATTAAAAGCGTAGGAATGTAAAGTTCTAAAGAAAGGTAAATCATTTTCTTTATCTAGTCCAAACTTGTCTGCTGCACGATCAGCCGCCTCTGTCGCGGCTTTTTTAGTAAACGAAAAGTACCCAATTTGTTTAGGTCTGATTCCATCTTTCAAAAATTCGTCCACTAAATTTAACAAAGTTGTTGTCTTTCCGGTTCCAGGAGGTCCTAATATTATTGTTTTCATACTTTTGTTATTTGTATACTTCTACTTTTACCTGGTAATTTTTTTAACCATCCTCTTTGTTCTAATTGATTTATTTTATCTGCAATACCACATTTAGATTTTAAACCAATTCCTATGGTCATCTCATCATAAGAAGGAGATATAGTATTTTTATTAATATAGTCTTGAATAAAATTAAGAAGTTTTAATTGTTGTTTAGTTATACCATATGACATTAAAAATGTTCCTCCTGATAAGGTACTGTACTTGTTGATGCTTCTACTTTTTTCATAGTTTTAATTTTAATAAGTCTTGGTGTTTGTTTTTTGATTGTC